TCAAACTCTGTACTACAGATCAGAATAAAAAAGTTGGAGATGTCTATCAGCGAAGCTGTTTTTTGAATATGTGTTAATACTTCAACACTTACTGGATATCTACTGTACAACACTATTCGTTCTTGTATCTCAAACACAGGCTTATGCCATTGTTTCAGTAACTGATAGAGTGTTTTTCTTGGCTGCTCAACCAACTGATCTATGTCAATCATTCCAACTATTTTATAGTCGTGTTGACTTTCTAGGTACGATTGTAGATCAGTGGTTGATAACAAGGTCATTGGAGTTCAAATAAGTCTTTGAAGATTGCTCGGCTGTTTAGTCCACGTCGTTGATCTAGTTCTGCTAGTTGACGAAATGAATTTGGTAAATCTTTTTCAAACGGTTGCTGTATGTACCTCAGCAAGTTCCTGTAGCTATCTTCTAACAAGTAGCCCGGATGCTCATTGATTTTATCAGTTAATGTTTTCTCTAGTGATTTCAGCACCGCGTCTGATAAATGTCTAATGTTTAGGTAAAGCGGAGTTAACAATGCACCGATTATGAAACTGTTGTTATGAAACCCTTTGGATTTCAAATAATCAACGCACCCAAACAAACTTTGATAATTCAGTAAAAAATACAGCATGTTGAAACTAATTTTATGATTTAAATTTTTAATAGTTTCTAGATTGTCTAAAAAATCTTGCCAGCGACTGCCGTATCTTATGTATTCAAATTCTTGTTCAATGGTCTCCACACTCACTGTCCAATGAACATTTTTAAATTCGCATATAAGATCAAATATTTTGGTATCAACTTTGCTTAAATTTGTGTTGATCCGAATAGTTACATCAGGGTTGGTCTTTTTTAACAATGTGAGAAGTTCTAAGTTTTCTTTTATCAACAGTGGCTCACCGCCTGCTAGATAAACATGTTTAAGTTTAGGTACATTTTTAAAAATATACTCTTTGAAATCTTTTAACTGTTGGTCATCAGGAGTAATTGGAAAAACCTTGAGTTCACTTGCCCATTGACTGCTGAATTCGGGACTGCAATAAACACAGGCAAAGTTGCATAAACTGCTCCATCGTACATCAATGGTGTGTAGCTCATGATTTCCAACTTGATACGTATCAAGATCAATTTTTCGAAGTTCTTTGATGTAAAAAATTCTATCACTAATTATATCAAAACTTTTTTTGTTTGCTTCAAGATCATAGCAGGGATAGCATCTAGCTCCTGGCTGTTGATTCAACATTGCCTGCTGAGTAGCGATATTTTCTGCCCCCAGTAGTATGTCTTTTATAGAAGATTTTTGTAAATTGCCAATAGGGGCTGCACTACGAATGCAATTTTTTACCTGGCCGTTGGAGTTATACATCAGCCCAGTCCAAGGCATAGGGCAAAAGTTTTTGTTAATTAATAAATCTTTTGGAGTCACATTGGGCCTAAACTGATTTCTGGAATCTGCAAATTATTTGTCTTGGCCAACTCAAAGATCGAAACTAATGTTTGTGCCCAACCATTTACATCTGCTGCTGGCGGTACTGTTTTGTCTGGACTCGTGGCAATGTTTCCAGGTCGCACAATGGTTATTTTGACCCCAACTCGTCGATTTCTTATTTGCTTCACAGCTTCTTCTAGCGCAACTTTTTGCACACGATAATGATCCATGTCAAGCCAAGGCAACGGGCTTGTAGGATTCTGTGTCATCATTGTAGATATCACTATGATCTGCTTGCCAGTTCCTTGCCAACGCTGCGACATTTCAAACAATAGCTCGGTCTGAGCGTACCCTGCTTGTGCATTGTTAATAAAAATATCGCAAGGTTCGATTAGACTAGAAATTTTAGGAATGTTGCGAATATTATAGCCTTCGCGTTGACTAAGTCCAATTATCTCGTGGCCGGCCTGAGTGTATTCATTGGTTAACGCTTGTCCTATACCTGCGGTATGTCCTGTAATTGCTATTTTCATTTTAATAAATCTAATGGTTCATTATGAAATGTAAAACTTGCTCAAATTCTTGGAAATACTTTATGTCATTTTCCTCAATTCAAACTGCGCCTGTATGTATACTTGACTCATTTCTGTGTTGCGATTCTCTACAGCTAACTCAACGGGCGATTTTAGATAGGCATAACTATGATCAATACCATGCTCTTGAGCAAACGAAATAATGTTTGGAAGATCGTCTACATTCAATACGCTTACTGTTGTCCATAAATTTAGTTTAACCGGCATAGTTTTATAAACCATTAAATTATTATAGAATTCATCCCATTTAATGGGCCAACGAACTAATTCATGCACAGGGCCAACTCCATCAAAACTAACGGTAACGGTAACTTCTATTCCTTGATTGGCTACATCTACTAGTTCAGTTAATACAGTGCTACAGTTAGTATTAAGTCTAAGGGTCTTTAAATTTGGAGGCAAATTAGCTAAAATTTTCTTATAGTTCTTACTGTAACTAGGTTCGCCACCGTTGATATCAAGGTGCACGATGCGTTCTTTGGGAAGAGTTTGAAATTTTTTAAAATTGTTTATAATGGGAAATGAACGACTTTTAAGACTACCAATCTTGGTGCTAAGATTCTCGTTACAGCTAATACAGGCTGCGTTGCAAAGGTTGTCCAGCACACCTCCTACCTGCAGATAATCTTGTTGCACCGTGGTTTCATGCAGTTTAGATGCGTAGTAGCGGATATTGTTAGGTTCAGTTTCTTGGCATCTTACACATTCAGATGGCCACTGTCCTGCCAACATCGTGGCTTTGGTGGTTGCTAACCATGCACTGGCTTCCATCTCCTCAAGACTGCCAAACTCGGGCGCATGAATCATATGACCGCAACGACTAACGGTGCCATTAAAATTAAAGCGCACAAAATGATCCAATCTAGTGCAATACATGCCACACTGCTTTCATCCGTTCCAACACGATCTGCAATGGCTGTGCAGGATGTGTTTGATAGATATGTAATATTTCTTTCCAGGTCAATGATTGACCGCATCTTCCTAACAGTATGCGATCCAGTAAAAACCAAAATTCGATCTTGGAATCGGTGGGCAGTAATGCCATGGCCCGATCTGGATCCAATGGATGTATGTTGGCACGAGATCGCCGCTGGGTGATCTGTGTCAAATCCTCTACAGCATGCAGTCTTAACTGGCAGTGGGGTCCGATAAATCTAGCCAAGTTTAGTAACCAATGCCATTGTGGTAGATAATGTCTGTTTATGAAACCATAACGTGTAGCAAACATTTCACAGGTATGACGATCTAGGTCCGGTTGATCCCTCATGAGGTGTTGAACAAATGTATTCACTCCGCTAAGATAACGATCTAAGGGATCACGTAGATATACATCAACAGAATCTAATGAACCAAGGTCATGATTGGTTAATATCCTCCAATCTTGAGCTTTCGCTTCTAGTCTCAATGATGAGGATGCGTTTTTTTGTATCAAATAGACGTAAAGATTGCGAGGTGCTATTTCTACCACCTCGCAATCATCTGGAAACAACTCTGCATCCAGATTTGTAAGCATCAACCCTTGTTTTGCCGTGCCCGAATCATGGCCAAAATATCTTCAGCTTTTTGAGTCGACGGTTTGGCTTGTACTGGCGTTGGTGCCACAGCAGGTGTGTCATCAAACGAACTTGTAGTAGCTGGTGTTGATTTCGCCGTTACAGCAGGTGCGGCCTCTTTGACAGAACTAGCAAGGGATGCTGCACCGGCAGGACGGAAATATGCACCCCAACGTTCAGAATCGTAAGATTTGCCATCGACCGAAGCTTGGAACATTTCTTTGATCACTTTGAGTTCTGCTTCGCTGGGTTTCTTGGGCAAGAATTCTGAAAGCTTGAACAAGCCGTGAGCATTGATCGCGGACTGTTCTGTTTCAGTCAATGCTGTTTCCTTACGAGCCCATTTGGAAGTTGAATAGTCTGCATAACCACCCTTTGACGTCTTGGTGACGCGGAAGTCTAGCCCACGCATGAAATCGGTTGGCAACTCTTCCAATTCTGGATCAAGCAGTGCCGACTTAATTATTTGGAAAATTTGCGGACCGATAATGAATCTACGGATAGGATTTTCCGGCGTCTGGTCATCAGCAAGAGGATTTTCACGAACAAAACCTTGCATGATGTAGCTGCGTTTTTTCCAATATTTACGGCCCATGTCTTCCAGTGCTTTGTCTTTGAACCACGTGCGCACTTCGGCCAGTACTGGACAAGCTTCGCCCCACATTTCCACACAGGGAACTTGTACCTGGACCTGTTTGGAATCAATCTCACCTTTGACACCATTGAACGGTAGTTTGATTATTGCACGTTCAGCCCAAAAGAAAGTGTTCTTTGGGTCGCTGTCGGGAAGAAAACGCAGCACTGCGCTTGCGCCTTCGCCGATGTTCCAATGTGGGTAGATTCCGTTGTCGCCGCTTGTGAATTGACCGCTTTTGCCTGACTCAGCAGCTTGAAGTCGTGCGCGGATTTCTGCTAGGGATGCCATAGTTGATTGTCCTTTCGTTGCCTATGTTTGCCTGTGTACTGCATTGCCTAACGTACACCTTGTGTAGTATACGTGATGATATTTAGTCCTGTCAAACAAAATGACAGATTATTTTGCCTTTTCTATCTCCATGTAGTAGATTTGGCAATTTTGACCTTCGTGGAACCAAGCCTTGCTGCGCCACCAGTCCCGCATGCGGAGGCCGGCGGTATCGATCCAAGGCAGGAAGGTCTCGGGCTGCGAACCCACCCAGTTCTCTTGCAGCAGTATCATGCCATCATCTGCCAATCTCGTGCCGATGTTGGCGAAGAACTCCTGATGCGTGGACCAGCCGGGGTCACAGTCCAGGCGCTCGTATTGATCGTTTTCTGGCGGATGATAGAAGTGTGGTGGGTTGCCTACTACCAAATCAAACGGCTGGGTTTGGGGCAGGTCTCTTATGGTAAGCGATTGATAGATCGCTACGCAGTCCTGGATGCTGTTGTAGCTGTCACTGGCAGTTTCCTGCGCAGCAGCCACGGCCGGTGGGTAGCAGTCGGCCAGGACCAACCTATCGCACAGGCCATGATCCAGGAGACTGTAGCCTATGAAGCCCGGTCCCGCACACCATTCGAAACAGGTCTTGAAGCGTTTCCTATAGCGCTCGGCCACCACCGCCACGTATTCCTGCCCAAACCACGTGCCGCCGCCGTCCTGTCCCGGCTGATAGTACACACGGAGATTGCGGGGACCTCTAGATCTCCAGTAGAGCCCGGGCACTACATGCGGTGGGGTAATCGTGGTTGCCATTCCGGCTCCTGGTTATGTGCCTACATATGCCTTGCATACACCCAACTGAGTGTAGCATAGACATTTATAATGTCAACATAAATCACAAATAATTCTTGGTCTTTGGTAAAAGCTGCCAGATTTCGGCATTTATCGTGATGCCTCTAGACTGAAACCAGTCTTTGCCTAATTCACGATCTGCCGACCAAGTGGTTTCATACCAATTATCGTCGAGTTCCCAGACGGGCGCTTGACCTAGCACTGTCTGCCGATAGGCTTCAATAAGATCCCACTCGCTCGCGGCCATCCTAGTATCACGCCGTAGATCAAAATGCACATCCACAAGTGATTTACTGAACCGAGATTCTATCAAATTCCGTAAGCCACGTATGATTTCTGCTTGCATTATCTTTACCGGGGGATTGCTGGCAGTGATTGGTTTATCGTCTTTGGTCCAAAATCCCCCAAACTCACCGCCCAGCATGTGCCGGATATAAAACAAGATCTGGCTGCTCACTTCTCCTGGCCTAGGATCACGCTCGCTCAAAGGCACTCCTTGATAGGCCCCGAGAATGATGCCGGGCACTCGATCAACGGCAGGCCATTTGCGCAGTTGCACATCGCCATCCGTGAAGAACCAGTGAGTCCTGTCAATTACTTTATCCAAAAGTAGTTTGTTGGTCTGTTGACGTAACCATGGCCAGTTGCGCAATCGATACAGTACGTGTATGTCAGAAAAAGGCACTATCTTGTTGACCAAATCGCGATAGACCTCGTGGCAATAACTAATGTAGTTGTCCCAACTGAAGTTGCTGAAATTGTCCGCGAACAACCAGATCTCACACTTGGGATTCAGTGTACGAATGTTGCGTAGGCAAGCTAAGGTTTGATAGAAATGTGCTGGGTAAGTTTGAACGACTACCAGTTCGGGTGTAGATATCAACACAAGACAAGTGTAACACTAACTAGACAACAAATCAAGATTTTTAAAAAAGCAGTCTTAATAAAATGATGCCAATACACGCAATCGTTGTAAATCGATATTTTCGTGTATGGAACATTCTTTCATACCATGCACCGGACACCATGTACCATCGGCAGTCATGTTACAGGTGGACTCTTCGACGGTAGGAGTCTGCGGGGGAGCAGCTGGGGGCGGTGCTGGGGCATTAGGTACTTTTGATGTGGTATCGGGCTGGGTTGGTGCAGGTTCAGATTCGGGTTCGGGTTCAGATTCGGGTTTATTAGAATCGGGAATCTCAATCCCTAATTCTTTGAATCTCTTCACAACTTGCTCATCTTTCCAAACATCTGCATCAGGATCTTTCTCGGCGATACGTTGAAGAATATCATACAACTCATCGTCACCAACAAGATTATACAATTGTTCGGTAGCATTCATGGCATCAGGACCCACCGTGAGCGGTTTGCTCATTAAATCTTGTAGTTCTTTGCGTGCCTTTGGTGTGTCTGGCAGAGCCCAAGTGCCTTCCAAAACTTGAGACGCCCAAGTTTCAAACATATCAGCTTCTTTCAATGGTGTGTCTTGCAGTTTGGCCAACACTGGTAGAGCTTGTTCTATTCTAGGATCTAGACTCTGTTGTACAAATAGTTCACGTATGGTCTCCACTGCTTCATTGGTACCAGTGATAACTGCAGGATCAAATTGATTTTTTGCCTCATGATAACCTCTGCGACTTATCAACTTCTTGGCCTTGGTTTTTAGATCACTGTAATGTTTCACTGCGGATTCTATCATGTGTGCTGCAGCACCATCATAGTTTTTATTGCGTGATACCCTGACAAAATGGGCCAATGTGCGCATCTCATCTACCATTTCATTTATATGTTGTCCAAATGAATCATAGGGATTACCACCCTCGGCCACGTGCCTAGCCAACATGCGTCCATGCATGAGGCTGCGACTAGGCACCTTAAAACGTTCACCATCCACAGTTTCTACATAGATGCTGTCAATGTTTCTGTATCGCGCGTCACCTTCTTCTAGGTCACGGCTGTGTTTAATCAGCAATCGCGTGCGCTGAGGTTGATCGTTGTAGCTGACTTTGCGTGTACCATAATAACTTTCAAACACACTTTCTTTAATGGCAGCCATGGTTTTCATGTTATATTTTAACCGAGACAAATTTTTCAAACCAAATGTAAGCAAATTGCGTTTGGCAAGCATGCGCACTGTATGCAAGAAATTGTACCAATCATTACGATCATCACCTTCCATGGCGCGCCCCATGTTGTCACCAAAATAGATATCTAAATTGTTTTCACCATCAAAAACCATGACCACAGCGCCATAGTCTTTTTGATCGGTCTTGTAGTCAAAGTTGATAATTTTGGAGTTTGCAGGAATGTCTGCTGGCTTACCTAAACTGTCCAAGGCCGAAGGTTTGAAATCCCTTGTTACCAGCAGGTCATAAAGTTGTTGTGCAGCAGTGTTAGATTGACTCATAACAATTTATTTATTTGAATACAGCTACAAAGGGCATGGGTTCTATTACCTTGTCGCTG